AAGCTGTTCGCAACGTCGGCGTCGATAGAAGACGCAAGCTGCGAAATACGAGGCTTCAGAACACGTTCAGCGAAGTCGTCCAACTGCATCGTGAGTTCGGCGGTCGTGAAGTTCACGCCGATGTGCTTCTGGCTGGAAACAGTGAGCGTGGTGTATTGCTCGTTGTCGTCCTGAACCTGAAGGGCAGCGCCGTCCGTGACCAAAGCGCGGTCAGGAAGACGGATGCGGAGGGTCGAGCCGATCTTAGCGCCTTCTACAGCGAAAGAATCGTCATACTGACGGTTTACAGTGCGGGTGAGCACAAGGGAGTTCTCGAGGATCTCGAGCGCCTTCCGTGTGATCATGTCAATTGTGAGAATCGAATTAGACACGTTTGATTTCCTTTCGAAATTAGGTTAGAACTTGATTACCCGTAACCGCCCCGAAAGGCACACCATGACCAGCATAAAAATAGACGGAATCGAATACCGATTCTTTAACCATCTTTACGCCGTATCGCGCTGCGGAAAAGTTCTTAGAAAGTTTGTCCCATACGCATTGTATCAAAGACCTGATGGATACATTTCGCTGGGAAACAAGCATCTTTTTCATCGTGTTATGGCAGAATGTTGGATGGATAATTTTGACCCTTCCAAACAGATCCACCATATAAACGGCGATAAAACCGATAATCGAATTGAAAATCTTGAGTGCCTTACAAGAGAAGAACACCTCAAAGATCGTCATGCTGACATATTGGCTAACGCCGGACGATATGTAAGAACCGAAGAAACCAAAGACAAAATCCGAAAAGCGCGCACGGGATCTGTTACATCTGAAGAAACCAAAGCTAAACAGCGAGCTGCTTTGCTGGGTCGCAAAAGACCGTATTTTTTGCGTGCGGCGCACTCCGAAGATTCCCGCGCCAAACGTAGCGAAGCCCACGTCCAAAATACCCGATGCCGCATCAAAGGCGTCGAGTATAGGTCGTTTGCCGCTGCCGCTTTGGCTACTGGCGTTCATCGGTTTACCATCCGTAAAAGATGCCTTTCTAAGAACTTTCCCGAATACGAGTTAGTTCTTTAGCCTAATTACCTACGGTTTTGCGCTTCCCACTTCTTGATCTGTCGCAACCGTTCGGCTTCAATCCATTCTGACGTTGACATCGACTTTGTAGACCTAGGGTCAGTCGTATCATATCTAGGGCCGGAACTTGACCGAGTAGCCGTGACAGGAGCAAGAGGAGCTGGCGCAGTTGAAGTGCGTTTTGTCGGCGGTTCCGCGACCAGTTTGGCCTCGATCCTACCGATCTCCTTTGCCTGCAAAATCGGCGGTAAGTTAGCTATACGATGTGCTTCTTTTGGGTTGGATCCGAGGTGATAGATCACATCGGGGCCAATATCCGAAGCCTGTATCGCTTGAGCCATATAGTCCGTTACAGGAAGATTTGGGTTATATGCGACTTGTTCAAAGTCATCATATTTAGCCCGCGCGTCTTCCTCTCGGTCTTGATATGCCTCAAGAACAGCCGCTTGCTGTCGCTCTTGTTCTCTTCGCGCTAGAAGCTGTTGAGCTTTTTGCTCTGCCAATGCTTCCGCATAGGCTTGAGCGTTCTCAAAGTCATCTGGCGCGGGCGGATTTGCAGATTTAGCCTGCATCTCAGCCTGAAGTTGAGCTAATTCTTGCGCTGCTTTAGCCGCGTTCTGCCGTTCTTTGCGAACCCGCCTTTCGATGAGCATGTCCAACTCTTTCTGAGTGAACGTCTTCTCAGGCGCTTGTTCTTCCGGTTTAGTTTCCTCAGTCGTTGGGGCCACCGTAGCTTCCAACTCTGGCGCGGTGCTTATCTCCGCTACTGCAAGATCTTCGTCGCTCACGCGACCTCCTATCTTCCTAGCTATCCGGCTAGTCGGTTAATTAAACTTACTCTTCTGTTGACTTTCCGTCAACAAGACCTTTAGCAACTTCTTGAATCTTGACTGCTAAAGGTAGCGCTTCATTCGCTATAGCTAAACCGCCAGCTTTAGTCGCCAAGTCAAGCATCTGCAAAAGTTTATTCAATTCTTCAACCGTAAACATCAAGTCTCCTATTCTGCGGCCCAAGGCAGCGGTGGTGAAATAACGGGTGGATTTATTTGATTGGCGATCTGTTGGTCAAGAGCTGCAACTTGTGCAGCTAATGTCTCTTCGCCAAAAGCATCTTCCAGCCAGCCGATAACCTGTGCTTCAGTCAGATCAGCATATGGCGTAAAAGGCGCATCTGGGTCGAGCATTACGGATTGTGAGCTGTATATATCAGCGTTGTGGCCGTTACCATCATTAGCCTGACGCCGCCAATGGATTGTGAACACAACGTCTGTATGATTGTCGTGTTCTGGATAGCACTCTAGTTGAGAGATTATCCAAGTATATGTGTTAGCCATTGTTAATCCTTATGCCAAGCGATACACAGTGAATGTATTGGCCGCAGTTCTACGAATACGAAAATGGCCCGACGTTCCAGTTGCTAATGTGAGCGAACCAAGCGTCGTATTACCGTTTGCGCCAATTGTAATCGTGCCCGACGCTGTATTAATAACAAACCAATCCATAGCCACGTTATTAGCCGACCATGTTAATGCACCTTCAATCGTCGTGCCTGTTGGTAATGTTATTGTATATGTTGTGCCTGTAGTATTTAAAATACCTGTAATTAATTCAGCGCCAGTAAGTGTAGCAGCAGCGCCTTTACTGGTCGGCGCTTGTTGGCCCGGCATAAGTAAGCCGCCGCCGGATGTTTGAATATTACCGCTGCTATCAACGCGAGCGCGTTCTGTAGCGTTGGTAGCAAGAACAATAATATTTGTTGACCCGTTACCGTAAATATAATTATTAGCGCCCCACTGAAGTGCTTGATTGTTGTCTAAGTTAATATTCCCGCCGGAGACTGTTAATTTATAGCTAGGCGAAGTCGTCCCGATACCTAAGTTACCACTAGCATCCAGCGTCATCGCCTGAGTGAAGGTGATGAGTGCGTTTGCGGTGCCGGATGCAGCAATATTCCAAAAATGCGTTCCGTTTAATTGTTGATATAATGTTGCGTAACCTGTCGATAAATAAACATAGTTTGTGCCGTCATAATAATTGTTAGCTCCAAACACAGCTTGTGATATGGCCGCAGAATGAAGAGATATGCCACCACCTGTTGAGCCATTAATTTGAAATGCACGACGACCACTCTGCCAAGCACTCGGCGTCACACCTAGTCCTAGGTTGCCGGATGCGTCTAGGCGCATTTTTTGTGTGCCAGCCGTTACAAATACAAAATCCGCTGATGTTGGGCTTGCAAATTGAGCGCCAAACGTCACAGGGCAAGCAAGACTTGATGGGCCTTGGTTAAAACTGATTACTGCCCAGTTATTGGCTGTTGTATCAGTATTACGGATGCTGAAAGGAAATTGAGCCGCAGCGGAACCATATGTTGTATTGGCATCACTGGTTAGTATTTCAGCATTTCTTACTGAAGCACCGCCAATGCCAAAAGTATTACTAGTAAATCTAGCATCTCCTGAGACATCTAATTTATAGCCAGGCGTTGTAGTCCCAATACCTAACCGACTATTCGTCGCATCCCAAAACAGATTTGCACTTGATCCAAACGCACTCGTCCCATTCCCATACGGGATATATCCAGCCGTTAGCGTCGATAGACCTGTGCCGCCGGAGCCAACAGCTAGAGGCGTTGTGGTCAGCGTCAGGCTGGCGGCAGAAACTGAGCGGCCTGCGGTCAGATTAGCTACGGAAACTTGGTCTGTCGTGGCCGACTGAACAATCGGGAGAACTTCCGTGCCTGCAAGAGGAGTTGTGGCGCTCGGAAGGGCTGAAATCTTTACGTCGGCCATTTAATAAGTCCTTAGAAGGATGAAACGCGATCCTGAAACGCCTTAATACGTGTTTCCAAAGCCGCGCGGTCAGAATCTAATTTTTCTTGCGTTGCCGTCAGTTTCTCCGCAAGGGCGTATAGTTCGGCGTTTTTCGCTGCTATAGCTGACTCAGCTTTAGCGATCTCAATTTCTTTAACGCTTACGGATTTAGCGAAGCTGGCTTCGTTAGCCGACAACAGCTTGTCTCTGGCGTCTAAATCTGCTTTTTTAACTGAAGCTTCAGTGTTCTTCTTATCCGCATCAGACAAGATCTGGGCTGCCTGCAACTTAGCGTTAGCCAACTCTTCTTTAGCCTTCTCACGGTCAGCGATAGCGTCCTGTGCAGCGCTTAACGCTCCCTGACGGACAGCCAATTCGTCTCTAAGAGCCGCCATTTTGGCAAGATCTTGAGGAAGCTGTTTTGTAAAATACTGAACGTAATCGACTGACGGATTGTCATTGGAGATGTTCATAACAGCCTCAAACGTAATAGCTGACATTAAGCACGGCGCTGGCCGTTTGCTCAATAAATTTGATTTTGCTCAGATCGCCGTCATATTGAAGCGTGACATTCGCCGAGAGCGGCATACCAACCGAAGATGTCGGGTTGGTGCCATCATCGCGCCAGCGAACGCCCTGCGTATCGGGCGTAATCAACGCAAAATTAGCCTTCACGGTCAGGCCCGTATTCGGATCAATCGTCGGAACGGTCAAGCCTTTAGCAGCGCTAAGTCCTGTAATTTGCTGATACCCCAGGCAAGAGGTGATCGCTTTAATGGTAGTAGCCACTCACATTCTCCTTCGTTCCGTGAACGACCGAAGCTCTATAGGATATTGAATACCCGTAGTCCACGTAATGTTAGCATCATTGCCAGTTATTGTATAGGTTCCGTTCAACGCAAGAATAACACGGCCATAGACCAAAGATGACGACTGACCTGTGACCGCATAAGACCCATTACTTGCAGTTATCAACTTACTTTTAAGTAACGTAGCGCTCTGACCTGTTACCGCATACGACCCATAACTCGGCGTCAGAACACGCCCTTTAACAAACGTAATAGACCTACCTGTGACCGCATATGACCCGTAAGACGCTGATATAGCTTTACTTTTAAGTAAAGTGGCTGTCTGCCCCGTGACGGTATATGAGCCATTAGTCGCCGTTACAAGATACTGAACAACTGCTATGATGTAGTTGCCAGATTCTGTTATTAGAAAATTGCCGCTTTCCGTTAAGAGTAAGCGATTGTCTGACATTATGTCGCCTGGAAGACGCCATTCGTAGCATCAAGCGTTACAGTGACAGTTTCGCCAGCCGCAACCGTCTGACTCGACCCATAATCCCAATAGGCGACGTTCGTGCTTGTGGTTGTATCCACAAGAACCGCATATTGAAACGAAAATCCCGCGCCCGTAGCCGTCCATGTGGACGGGCTCGCCAAGACGAGCTTATATGTGCCGCCGGTCTGCGTGGCTGACGTGACAGTGGCTGCGTTGCCGCCTGTCGTATAACCGTTGCCATTGGCGACTTCGGTGATCGTGCCAGCCGCAGCGCTTACCGCCGTAGCGAGCTTGATATACCACGAATCAGAGCCTGAATTGATGTTCTCAAACAGGTTTTCGATAGCGGGCTGAAACTTATTATATGTTGCTGTTGGCATGGTTTAGGCCAAAAATTTGAGTTTATAGAGAGTTGTAAGGTATAATCCGACAATTTCGTCGATAATGTTTTGAATCGCTGTATCTGACTCTTCACAGACCTTGTAACGGTTGTCTTCAACGTCTTTCAGCGAATCTTCAAGAAATTCTATCACATTTGCCGTCTTTTTAGCCGACATCAACGTGATTGGGCCTACAAGCCCGTGTCTGCCTTGATACATTTCCGTAAAAGTATCGGCCAGATCGACGATTCCGTCATAAAACTTGTTCAAAGCCTTATGTTTTGCATAAGACCGCGTGTTCAGATGGACGCTATGCGTCACATCGCGCGCTAGGAACAGATGACCTACAAAATCCGCCGCTTTCATTGTGTTAGCCCTGGTAATTGCGGCTGCATCTCAGCCTGTTCGTGCATAACATTCTCGCGTAACGGCTCATTTCCACGCACGATGTCGCCTGTGTCCATCGCCGCTGCGATTGTTCCCATAACAATATCCTGAATTTGCTCAGGTGTCATGTTGGCCGCTGTGGCTTGTATGCGCTTTGTTTCGGCATCATACGCTTTAATCTGCGTATTCTGCTCGTCAATCTGCAATTTCTGCATATCATACGATTGTTGCAGTTGCTGGATCATAGCGCTCGTTTGCTGCATCTGATCCGCCATCTCGTTCATTTGCTGGCGCATCATCTGCGCTTCTGGCGACTCATCTGTGTTATCCAGAACCTTCGGATCGAGCGTCTTGGCAAAACGCGCCGCCATCTCCTGCGCCCCAGGCCAATCCATGTTCTTAATGAACAGATCGCCTGCCACGCCCCAGAGCTGCGGGTTGGTCTGCAAGATCATCTGCATCGCTTCCATCGCTTCTTGGCGCTTGGTCGCGTAGCTTGGGCCTGTCGTTACAACCACGTCGTAGATACCAATCGACGGGTTGTAGATTTTATCAATGTCCAGACCTGTGATCGGATCCTTGATAACGCGCACTGGCTCTGGCTGATTTGGGTTGATTTTCACCATATCCACTTCGCCGTCTAGTCCGACGATACGCGCCACGCGCTCCGTGTCATAGATCTTAGGGATCAGATCGACTAGCTGTCTTGTCGTATATCGAACCGCTCGCGCGAGATTGTCCACGTAGTGATATGTGGATGTATCGCCTTGGTTTTGCCGAGCCAGAATCGCACGACCCGTCCTCTCGTTACTGGTCGCACCAATTGAACTGTCGTATTGACCCGTGGTGGCTTTGATATCTTCCCCAGCGCCCACTTTGGCCTGGATAAGGCCGGTTTGCGCCATAGGCGGCTGCGCGCGTTCAGGTAATGGAAGAGGAGATCCATTGCCGTCGGTGACGTCTGGGTTGACTTCGAGGTAAGGCCAGTTGTTCGTATTGGCGGTTTTCCAGTTTGTTTCATATCCTTCAAACTGGCCTCCATATCCGATAAATGGCGCTTTCGGAGCCAGCGCCAGCATCTCTGCTTCCTGGCTGACCCAATAGTTATACATGCGCTGCGCGTCTTTCGCGTTACGCACTAGCCCGCTGATATAGAGCTGTCCGTCTACCTCAAACTCATTGCCGACCACGCGGATAACAGGAATCCATTTACCCGCCCAATCGCGTTCCTCTAACACCTCAAAGCCGTTCGTCTTTAGCCACTTGACCTGACGGTGCTCGCTCGTGCGGGACTTCAGCGGTTTGCCGAACATAGCCTTGAGCTGCTTGTCCTGTGGCGAACCTTCAAAAGCGGTTATATTATCGGGGTAGAGGTTGAGCTTTTTCTTCTGATGCTCGATATAAAAATACTCAGCAATACGAACGGTTTCTTGGCTCATCCACATGCTGAGTGACTGATCGCCAACGCCTTGCGACATCATTACCGAGATCGGCAGCGCGTCAGGGTAAAGGCGCTCATACTCTTCTTTAGGAATGTCTTCGGTAATAAAGCACCATTCTGCGTCTGATCCGCATGGGTCGTGGATCATTGGATCCATATAGACGCTAAAGCTGTTACGAACGCGACCGATTTTCAGGTCTTGGTCAAACGAATCTTCGCGGCAATATTCCGTAAGGATTCGGATATAACCTTCTCCGTAGGTAACTTGATTGTCGCACGCGGTATCATATGCAACGTCCGCGTCGGATAAGTATTCGATGTGTGTAAC